GCCACCCAGCAGGGCAGATCCCACCCATGGAGCTGTGTCGGTGCGTTATACTTCAGCTGTGGCAGGCTCTGGGCATAGGTGAAACAAGGAAAAACCCCCTACAAGCGTGTGTAAAGGCCGATCCCTCCCCCGAGGTCTATTCCTTTGTCGATCTTTTCTCTCGCTCCACCTCAGAAACCTGCCCACCATGCCCCAGAATGACCACACCTGGGCCAGCCCTTCATTGGGCGGGTGCCCATGACATTGAAGCGCACAAGCAAGCAGATCGTGCGGGGTCATGAGCTTCTGGATCTGGATGATCGCGATTACTACGCGCTGAAGCTTAGTGAAGTGCGCGACGATCTGAAGCAGTGCCGCGATGGGGGCAAGTCCACTGCGGTGGCCGTGCTGCACAGGCTGGAAGTGGAGATCAAAGAGAAGGCGCCGCCATCCGAGGTGGATGCCCTGGATGCGATGGACCCGGCCAAGCTGATGGACATGATCGCGGATGCTGTGGTGCAGCTTCCGCCCATGCTTCAGGATCAGCTCCGTGACACGCTGGACAGCCTGGCCTCTGGGCAGGTGATCAAGATGCCCAAGCCCAAGAAGGGCAAGGGCTGATGGGCCTGCCCCAACTCGCCCGCGTGGCCTTTGAGCTGAAGGACCGTGCGGCCCGCCGGCCTCTGGATTTCTGGAGCCCAACGCCGCCGCAGCATGCGTGGCTATCCGATGCCAGCACCGCCAAATTATTGCGTGGTGGAAACCAGGTCGGCAAGAGCTCCGCCGCAATTGCGGAAACGATCTGGCGGGCAACGGGCACCCACCCCTACCTCAGCACCCACAAGGTGCCGGTGGAAATTTGGATCGTGGTCCACAGCTGGGAAAGCAGCAAATCACTGCAGAAGAAATTCCATGAGATGGCACCGAAGGACGAGCTGCACCCCGACACCGAATATGTCCCGGGCCGTGGATACCGTGGGAAGGTGCCGGTCATCCTCTTCAAAAATGGATCACTTGTCCGAATCAAGACCACCAGCCAGGGCAGCCTTGGCTTGGCATCTGCCACCATCCACGCGGTCTTCATAGATGAGCCCCCCCCACCAAGCATCTGGGGAGAATTGCAGGCCCGGGTGCTCAGAACCGGTGGCGTCATCGGGCTGACCATCACCCCGGTGGGTGCGCCGGTGGGCTGGCTTCGCAAGCTGGTGGAGGAGGGCGTGGTGACTGATCACCAGGCCGCGCTGACCGTGGCCAACACCACCCCGATCGGTGGCCGTGCTCTGCTCGCTCAATCCCAGATCGACCGCGTGGCCAAGTCTTACCTGCCGATCGATCGCCCTCAGCGGGTGGATGGCGCTTGGGAAGGCAGCACCGAGGGCCGGGTATTCGAGGCCTTCACCGATGAACAGATCTGCGATCTGCCGCTGCCTGATCTTCCCGATGGGGCCAAGCCCTACCAGATTGGCATTGGCATTGATCACGGCGCGGACGCGGGCACCCAGGTGGCGGTGCTGGTGGCCGTTGACAAGAGCGGCCAATATCCCAAGATCTTCGTGCTTGATGAGTACGTGGCCGGAGCTGCCAGCCCAGAGGCCCACGCCCGGGGCATGATCAAGATGCTCCACCGCAATGGCATGACCCACAATCATGTGGACAAATGGGTAGGGGATCGCGCCTACGGTGGGAAGCGCCATGGCGGCAAGATGTCCAATGCCCGCTTGATGAAGGGCCTTGAAGCCGTGTTGAACATGAAGCCGGGCCGCCTGTCCCTGCGCATCCGCACAGCGTGGAAGCCGCGGTGGAGCGTGTACCACGGCAGCAATGTGATCCATGAGTGCATGGAGCGGGACAATTTCATCATTCGATCATGTTGCAAGCAAGCCGTCAGAAGCCTGAAGCACTGGCAATTTCGTGATGATGAATACAAACATTCAATTGATGCCATTCGGTATGCCGCGGTCACCATCATCCAAGACAAATTCCGCGCACCCGTGCGCATCAAGTTCAAGTGAGGCCACCCCATGTCCATGTCCAAGCCCATCCCCAATATTCCCGCACCATCAAGCCCTCTTGAGGCTGACCGGTGGGATCACACTCGCCTGCGCCGCCGTCTGCTGGAAGGCAATTGGGGCGGTGACCTGGCGGACCGCTACCGCCAGCACATGGGATCGACGCGCACCGCGGCGCACGGTGAGCTTGATCTAAGCTCCAACCCATTCCGGGTGATCGCCCGGGAGCTGGCGGTGTTGTATGACCGCCCGCCGCATATCCGCCATGATGAAGAGGAGCGGGCCGATGTGTCTGCTTTCCTGGGGCCAGAGGGCGAGATCGTCGCCAGCGGCCTGTGGGCTCAGGCCCAGTGGCTGCAGGCCCGTGTGATTGGCTGCCGGGAGTACCTGGTGCGGGTCACCGCAGATGAGCGCGGGGTGCGGTTCCGCCCGGTGCCACCTGACAAGGTGGTGGCCACCGCCATGGCTGATCAGCCTGACCAGCCAGATTCCATCCGAGAGCTGCGCCTACGGGAAGTGGACGGCAAGGCTTCGTGGTGCTGGGATGTGCTCGACATCCGCGATCCTTCCAGGCCCATCTTCCAGGTGGTGCGTGCCGAGCAGCAGGGCAGAAAGGGCCCGGGTGAGGACATCACCACCAAGGTTTTGGGCGGTGACTTTTCGGGCGATGCCTACCCCTACCGCAAAGCCGATGGAACCCCGGTCTTGCCCTATGTGCTCTTCCACGCCCAGCGATCTGGTGATCGCTTGTGGGATGCCTGGGAAGGAATGGAAGTGGTGGAAGGCAGTTTGAATTTGGCTGTGGCCTGGTCATTCTGGTTTCACTGCCTGAAGGATGCAAGCTGGCCCCAGCGCTACCTGGCCAACCTGGTGCCCGCCGGCCTGGGCGTCACAGATGCTGACGACGCCCGCCGCGCTGAGGTCATCACGGACCCGGCCAGCGTGCTGATCTTGGAGTCCGGCGCCGATGGCGTGTCTGAGACCGGGCAGCCCATGGTGGGCCAGTGGCAGAGCGCCGCTGACATCGAGAGCCTGGAGCGGGCGATCTCTGCCTACGCGGCCAGGCTCACCCAAGACGCCGGTGTGCCCCCGTCTGATATCCAGCGGCTAAACGCCAGCCGCAGCGGCTACGCCATCGCGCTGACCAATGAAGGCAAGCGCCAGGCACAGCGCCGCTATGCGCCTCAGTTTGCCGCAGCTGACGCGCTGCTGATCTCGCTCACGGCGATCATGCTGAACCGCGTGCATGGCTCGAGCTTGCCGGAAAGTGGCTACGCGGTGGTGTACCAAGAGATCCCGCTGTCTGCCCAAGAGCTGGAGGGCCGCCGCAAGCACGTGGTGGAAATGCTGGAGGCTGGGTTGATGGACCGGGTGGCCGGATATCGCACGCTCCACCCCGGGCTGACTGAAGCCCAGGCCAAGGCCGACCTGGCCGCCATCAAGACCCAAGACGATCCAGAGGTCGAGCCCATCAACGGCGGGCCCGCACCCCTGGCCCTGGTCACCGATGCCGCCGAGGGCAGCGGGGTGGACAAGCTGCAGGATACCGCGCTGAATGGCGCCCAGGTGCTGGCCGCTCAATCCATCGTGGCCAGCGTGAGCGCTGGACAGCTGCCGCGGGCAACCGGCGTGCAGATGCTCAGCTCATTCTTCAACCTTCCCCCTGTCACCGCTGAGGCCATCATGGGCTCAGTGGGCCGGACCTTCACCCCCACCCCGATCGCTTGATTCACCAAGGGAGCACCCCATGCCTTACAACTGCCCACACTGCGAAAAGCCCAACGAAGATGCTGTCCCCAAGTCTCGATTCGATGAGGTCTATAGCGAGCGCCGCGCCCTGAAGGCTGAGCTGGCTGACGCACAATCAGCCGCCGCTGATGCATCGACCACGGCCACCAATGCTGAAGAGCTCACGGCCAAGCTGGCCGATCTTGAAAGCCGCTTCGCCACCCAGGGCGATGCCCACGCCAGGGCTGTGGCTGTCATGGGTGCCGGGGTCAGTGACCCTGAAGACGTGGCCGATCTGCTGGCCATCTTTGACCGCCGGGCACCAGAGGGCGTGAGCGTGTCCGATTGGCTGGCCGAGCGGGACAGCCTGCCCAGGTCCGCGGCTGCTCTGCTCACCTCGCCTGCGACAGAGACCCCCACCGCCGCAGCTCCGGTGGCCGCAGCCACTGAGACCCCCGCCGCCACCGCCGCACCTCTGGCCACGCCACCCCGGGCAGACGCTGGGGCCATCCCCCACACCGCTGCCCCCGGTGCCTTCACCCCAGAGAGCATTAGCCACATGTCCCTGGATGAATACCGCGAGAAGCGTGCAGCCATCAAGGCTTCGCTTGGGTAGGTCTTGACGCTGCATCACCCAATGCGATACTATGTTGGTGTCGATTGTTCTCGCCTCGGGTCGCACCCGTACCAGCGGAAAGGGTGAGTGGATGTAAACCACTTCACAATTCCATTCTGGTGCTCCCATGGCTAACGAAATTCTCTTTTCTGGGCTGGGCGATCTTCGTCTGTCCGCGATCCTTCATCAAGACATCCAGCTGGCGCTGGCTGACCGTGCCGGCCTCTGGGGCCACCCCGCGATCACCTACTACGGTGACATCGCAGGCCGCGGATCGACCGCTCTTGAAGTGCCCCTGGCGGGCCTCGATGGCAGCGACAAGATGGCCGCAATTGCTGAGGGCGCCGCCGTCACCAACTCTGCGCTGACCGATGCCAGCCCGTCGATCACGATCGCACGCCAGGCCCTCCAGTATGAGATCAGCGACCTTGCGAACCTGACAGATACCCTCGGTTTGAACACCGATCGCCTGGCTGCTTCGATGGTCGGATCCGCTGACATGCGTTTCACCGAGATGGTGGCTGCCATCACCGATGACTTCACCACCACCGCCGGCGCCAGTGGCGTGGACATGACCGTGGACAATTGGTTTGATGCTCAGTTTGCGCTGACATTGGCTGGCGTCCCCGGGCCCTATTTCTGCCTGCTCCACCCGGTCCAATTGACCGATCTGCAGGGTGCCCTTCGTGGCTCCTCTGGCGTCATCCAGTTTGATCCTGCCACGCCTGAAATGCTGGCCATCAAGGGCCAGGGCTACTCCGGTAGCTACAACGGGGTGGATATTTTCACCTCGCAGCAGGTTCCAACTTCGAATGCCGGGGCTGATAGGGCCGGCGGCATGTGGGGCCAAGGGGCTGTGGGCTACGCCGATGGCGCCATGTCCGCAGTGCGCGGAGCTGGTGACCTGGTGATGCCCGCGGGCACCAAGATCGTGGTCGAATTCGAGCGCTCTGCATCCGGTGGTCTCACCAAGGTGGTGGGCAACTACTACGTCGGTGTGGGCATCGTTGAGGACGCCAGGGGCGTCAGCATCATCACCGACGCTTGACCCTTTCCCAGGCGGCCCAAGGTGGCTCTGTGCTCCCTTGGGTCTCCTTGGTGGAGTGCCTTGGGTCGCCTCTTTTTGACAAACAAACAAACACGCCACCACAGGGAGCACACCCATGGCATTTGATCCAAAGACCCCCACCGCAAGCTCAGGCACAATCCAGGGTGAGCCCGTCAAGCGCCGCCAGGGCAAGGCCCAGCGCCTGAACCTGCCGCCCGCGCCTGCCTTTCTCTACAAGGCCCACCCCACCCGGTGGGGGATCATTGAGGGCGATTGGTGCCCGATTCTCTCCAAGATGAAGCTGGAGCCCGGGATCAACGGGATCGGCCACAACATGTCCGAGGCCGGCGCACGTGAAAACGCCCGGCAGGCGGGCTGGGTGGTGCTCGATCCAGACACCATTGGGGAAGACTACTGCATCGTCTTTGCTGGAACCCGCGGCCCTGTCCACCTTGAAAAGTGGGTGGATATCAAACAGGTGGGTGGCCGCGTCATCATCAAGCCAGACATGGACGGCTACAAAGATTTCCTCTTTCGCCTGATCGACGCGGGCCACATCGAGCCCCTGGACGATGACATCAAGGAAGCGCTGGTGGCCCAGCAGGCCACCCGCCTGGCTGCCAAGGATGGCAAGGAAGACCGCGCAAGCAAGGCCGCCGCAAAGAAGGCCGCGGCAATGCTGGAGACAATGAAGAAGCCAGCCAAGCGCAAGCGCACCAAGAAGAAGGTGGCCGCCAATGTCTGACGAAAAGCGCACCACCCGCCAGGCCGTGGAAGAGATGACCCGCCGCGCCTACCAATCCGGCGGCACCCAGGCCGCCAAGGATGCCAAGGCCTCAGCCATCAAGGCCGCCACCCGCGTGGACCGGCCCAAGGGGTGATTCATGAGCACCACTGACACACTGTATACGGCCCGCTTTCTCAGCCCTGAGTGGCTGGAGCGTGGCCGCGACAATGTGATCAAGTGCTCCGTCTACCGGGATGGTGCCTTAGCCGCGCCATCCTCTGGCACCGTGTCCATATTCAACGCCAGTGATGTGGCCGTGGTCACCGCCGCCGCGGTCACCGTGTCCGGTGACGTGGCCCAATACAGCGTGGCCAACGCCACCTTATCGGCTGAGCTCCTGGGGGCGGGGTGGCTGGTCGAGTGGTCATTAACCATGCCCGATGGGGTGGATCACATCTTCCGCACAGATGGTGGGATGGTCCGCCGGCGCCTTTATCCGGTGGTCACTGACGACGATCTGACGCGGCGCCATTCCGATCTGGCTGACCTTCGGCCAAGCTCTTTGACGAGCTACCAGCAGTACCTTGATGAAGCCTGGGCAGAGATTGAAAACCGCCTGATCGGTGACGGCAACAGACCCTATTTGGTGGTCAATCCCCACGCCTTCCGTGAGGTCCATCTGTTCAAGACGCTGGAACTAATTTTCACTGACTTCCACATGTCAGCAGGGGAAGGCAAATGGCTGGAGATGGCCAATCAGTACGGCAAGCTCTATGGCATCGGCTGGCACCGTATTTCCATGTCTTATGATGCAGATGACGATGGCTTTGCGGATAGCAAGGACAGCCGGCGGGCAGCCCGTCCCACCATCTGGCTGAGTGGGCGAGGCTGATATGGCAGCGCTCACCGTGTCAGAAGTGCGTGGCCGCATCTCCACCGCAGTGGGTGGCATCACCGGGTGGGCAGAATCAAAGAGCCCATACAGCTCTTTTGGTCGAGACCCCAGCAGCATCGCCCACCGCGTCTATTCGGTGGGCATGGTCCGCACCCAGCCCATTGGGGACCGCCAGCGGGTGACCGTCGGAACTTCGGTGAAGACCACCGCCGCCGTGCGCTTTCTCTTCCGCCTGCGACCCAAGGATCAGGTGGCCGACTACGGCCAGGCCCTGGATGCAGAACACGACATCATCAAGGCCTGCATGGATCCAACGTCCACCACACGGGCCGATCTCCAGGTGATCTTTGCAGAGGTGCCGATCCGTGAAGTGGATGACGCCGGTGAGTGGTTCATGGGCGAAGTGCACTTTGACTGCACCCACCTTCTGGCCCTGGCATGACCATGACCCACAAAGAAGCCGCCGCCCTGCTGGACGCACACCTGCCCGGCTGGGCTGAACTCGAGCACCCGGGCCACGCCATCAAGCGGCAGGTGGATCCCCGCCACCGCCTGGCCTGCACCCGGGCCCACCATTTTCTCTCGACCACCCCCCCCAAGCCAACGCCAAAGGTGAAAGCCAAGGCCAAGGCACCGCGCCCCAAGGAGGGCTGACCCATGCCTGCGTCCACTTTTTTGAAGTCATTTCGCGATGGAGAGATCAAGCTGTTTGACGGTACCTCCCCCGCCGTCAACTACACGGTCAGCCTGGAGGCCGGTGACTTTTCGATCTCCGGCCTCAGCCAGAGCTTGAAAGAGGTGACCACCTACATGGACCGCGGCGACCTTTCCACGCTGCGCCTGGGCAACCAGACCTTTCCATCTGGCGCGTTCACCGCCCACCTGGCCGACATCTCAGACGCAAGCGATCAGACCATGATTGACTTTCTGATGAAGTCTGGCAGCTTCAGTGGCAACCTCTCCACGCTCACCGGTGAAGTCTACTGCGTGAAGATCCAGCTGACGATCGAGGGCACCGACCACGGCGATTCCGCCGATCACCAGATCGTCCTTGATGACTGCCACTGTACCGTGGATGTGAGCGAGGGCGATCCCAACTCGGTCAGCGTTTCCTTCACTTGCTACGGCGCGATCTCGATGGTGTGAGCCCTCGGCTTCCACCCCCACCACCAGAGCAAAGGAGCACTTTGCAATGACCAATGGAACGCACGTGATCACGCTGAAGGGCCAAGACTACCCCATCACCCTGCCCGGCTTTGCCGAGCGTGAAGATGTGGCGATGTCGTGGCACGAGGCCGCGGGCAAGCCCCGCCGCCAGGGCTGGGCCTTGATGGCCGGCCTTGGCTTGGCGGTGCCCACGCTCGACGCGCCAGGCCACCAGGCCTTTGAGGGCCACGGCTTTGATGTCTGCGTCTACGGGCGCAGCGTGTACAACGCGCTGATGGGCGCGGGCCATACGCGTGAAGAGCTCATGGCCGCGGCAGTGGTGGTCATCGATGTGCTGTGTGCATCCCTCTTCCCGCGTGAGCCAGAGGTGGACACGGCGGCGAATTTTACCGATGCCGCCGAGGCGGCGCCGATCTGATGGCTCTGCACCTGGGCCTCACCTACGGCGATGGTCCAGGCTGGTTTCATTCTCTCCCCCGACAGGAACAGATCAAAGTCATGGCCTACCATCGGATCACCACCGAGCCGCCGCGGTCCAAGAGGCCGGCAGAGCTGAAGCCCGGGGTATCCGTGGCCGATGAGGCCCAGGCCTTTTGGCTGGGCAGCTGATGGGCTTTCCCTCAAAGGTGGTGGTGGGCTCCGGTCGGCAGATGATGGAAATCAACCAGCCGTGGGTCAGGGATCTGGAGAGGCTTCTGGAGAAGGCGATCCCGCGCTCTTTGTCGCTGATGAAAAAGACCGCAGAGGATGTGGAGGCCAATGCCCGCCGGCTGTGGCCCACCCGGATCGTTAGCCCTGGCGCCCGCTATGTGGCCCTCTTGGCCTTGCAGCGCGGCGATCGCAGCACCTACAACAGCATCTTGGGCAAAGCCCGGGCCCGCTACCAAAAGGCCAAGTCTGACCCCCGGCGCAGCCGCAACAAATTCCAGACGATCGCCCGCATCACCCGCGATGCGGTGGAGATCATGGTGATCAACACGGCCAAATATTCGTACTACATCAGGCCGCTGTGGCCCTATGAAGATGTCGTCAATGATGAGGTCAAGGTGCGCAGCCCCACGCACACGCTGCTTTTTAAGCCGGGCATGAAGCCCCGCCTGGTGGAAGGCCTGGCCCGCCAGCTTGCAGATGAGCTGGCACGCATTGAGGCAGGCCGCTGATGGCTGGGTCATCTCGCACCGTCGAGCTTAAATACAAGGCTGACATTTCTTCGCTGAAGGAAAACCTGGCCAAGATCCCTGGGCTGACTGAGAAAGAAGCCAAGGCCATGGTCAAGAGCCTTGACCGCAACCTTCAGAAGGCAGAGAAGGCCGCAAAGCGGGCCGCCAAGAATAGCCGCAAGGAGTGGCAGAAATTTGGCAACACCTTGGGCAAGGTGGCCAAGGGCGTAGCCGGCGCAGCCACTGCCTGGGCCGTCTGGAATCAAAAGCTTGCTGATAACAAAAACGAGCTGCTGGATATGTCCACGCGGACAGGCATTAGCGCGGAAGTGCTGGCCGGCCTGCGCATGGCTGCAGAGGGCAGCGGCCAGGAATTCGGCAACCTCAGCCGCGTGTTGGCCAAGGTGCCCAAGCTCATGGGCGATGCTGATCGAGGGGTCAAGCTCGCGGTGGAGGCCTTTGCCGATCTGGGCGTGAATACCCACGACGCCATGGGAGAGCTTCGCAGCGGCGACGATGTGATCCGCGACACCATGAAGGCCTTGGGGGACATTGAGGATCCCACCCTCCGTGCCGTGCGGGCTTCGGACCTTTTTGGCGCCAGTGGTACCAAGCTTCTGCAGGCCCTCGGTGACCCCGCCGCCCTTGACACCTTCATCGCCGCCGCCGCTGAGTTTGGGGTGGATGTGGGCCCCGGTGCTGCCGATGCCGCGAACCGCTGGCAGCGTGAGATGGCCGGCCTAAAGACTGCGATGTGGGGCGCAGGTGACGCCATTGGCGAGAGCATGGGCCAGAGCGGCGCCGCCGGTGTGATCAATGACCTGGCCGCGGGCATCGTCTACCTTGGCACCACCGCCGGCGGCGTCATGGACAACATGACCAAGGCCTTCGGCGCATCGTTCACAGTGCTGGAAGCTCTGTGGCTGGGCGTGTCGGGTCATGTGGGCGAGGCCCGCAAGCTCTTTGACGAGCTGGCCGAAAAGGCATCGTCAGATCCCATGGAGTCTGTGGCATCCATCTTGGATCGGGCAGCCACAAAGATGGGCAGATATCAGGCCGCCCAGAAAAAGATCATCGCCAGTGCCAGCAGTGAAGGTGACGGGGGTGCCTTCACCAAAGACAAAGAGGGCGCAGAGGGCGCGGCCACCGCTGTCAAGGATCTGACGAAGCAGATCAATGACCTGGCCGGCCTGCGCCGGCAGATGTCCGCAGAGACCTTCACCGCCGAAGAGGCGATCAATAATCTCTTTATTGAGAGGATATTGGCGATCAATAAGATCGCAGCGCTGACGGGGGAGACCGCCGAGGTAGCCGCCGCCAGGTCTGAAGCCGTGGCCGAAGCTGACCAGGCCGAGCACGTCTTAAAGATGTCCGCCATGGACGAGCAATTTTCGGCATGGAGTGCAAACCAGGATGCCCTTCAAGATGGGCATGATGAAGAGTTAGCGCGGATCGCTGAGAGAAAAGCCAAGGTCACCGCTGGCGCCAGGGAGGCCTTTGCAGGCATTGGTGAGGCGCTGGCCGCCGCTGCTGATCTGCAGAGTGAAGCCCAAGGTGTGGCGGCCCAGCGGCTGTTCATTCTTAGCAAGGGTGCCGCCATGGGTGAGATCGCGATCAACACCGCGGTGGCCATCACCAAGGCCCTGGCACAGCTTGGGCCCATCGGTGGCCCGCTTGCAGCTGCGGGCATTGGCGCCAGTGGCGCGGCCCAAGCCGCCGTGGTGGCCTCCCAAGAGATGCCATCGTTTCATATGGGTGGGGTCATCGGAGGCAAGGGCGATGGCCAGGTCATTAGCGCTTTGCGGGGTGAAGCGGTCTTGACCCGCCAGGCCGTGTCCAACATTGGCGCCGGCGGTGTCAACGCCCTCAACTCTGGCCAGGGCCTGGGCGGTGGTTCCATGCCGCTGCCCGTCTACAAGCATTTCGATCGCTTTGCCCGTGATGAGGTGCGCCGCGGTGGCGAGCTGCGCCGCGCCATCCGAGGCAAGACCCGCGCCGGGCAAAGGGGCTACTGATGGCAACCGATACCGCACCCTCATTCCTGCGTGGCCTGGCCCTGATGGACCCCCGGATCGGCACGGGTACGTGGGCCGCAGAATCCAGCTTTACCCAGGCAGGGCCCTACCCAGGGATCCCCCAGGCCCAGGGAAATTATGACTTGGTGCTGCAAAGCTCAGGCACCCAGGCCGCGGCCAAGGCCCTGCGCATCAAGACCATGGAAGGTGGCCACCCAGAGCCGGGTGGGGCGGCCTTCATCTGGCAAGAAGATGGGGACACGCTCTGGCGCGGCCACGATGCCGCGGGATCGATCACCGATTGGGAGCACATCCTGTGGACAGATGGCGGGGTTTTGGCTGCGACAAAGGGCACCAAGGATCCGCACGCCATCACGCTGGACGATGGCACGATCGTCTTGGCCAGCCAGGAAGAGATCACCGGAAACAATCACCGCATAATGACCCGGACCCGCAGCCCCTCCACCGGCACCTGGTCCGCTGCGGTGGTGGTCCATTCCGAGGCACCGATCGCGCCGGGCGTGGATTACTCCCCCTGCCTGGTGGCCTTGCCTGACGGCGCGATCCTGCTCTTCCATTGGCTGGAAGACACGATCAACGAAGAGGCCCAGGTGCGCATGCACATCTCCACGGATGACGGGGCCACCTGGACCGTGGGCGCAAGCGCCGCGCTGAAGACCCCGGTGGATATTTCCTCTTCCGCATCTGGCTGGGTGCCGGGCCGCCTTCGTGCTGCCTATGCCGCGGGCCAGGTGCTCATGGTCGGCCAGGCCCAGAGCAACGATCCCGCGCTGACTTCCCGCCAGCTGTGGCTTCAGTGGGGATCGACGAGCAACGGCGCGCAGTTTGACACCGTGGAGATCCCCACCAGCTCTGTGATTTACATGGGCGGGCTGGACATCGTGGCCCACCGCGGCCTCTTCCATGTGCTCTTCACCGGCGGTTCATCCGATGACCTGGCCCTGCGCACCTGTGGCTCAGCCTATGAAAAGCTCAGCACCGTGGTGGAAACCACCATTTCCGCCGCGGGCAACTTTGCGGATCTCTCCGGGGCTGTCTTCACAGATGTGGGTGACTGCACCTTGGTCATAGATGATGCCTCCACCATGTGGGCCTATGCCAGATCCACCACGGGCAGCGGTGATGAGGAGGGAATCGTGATGGTCTCCCGTGACCTTGGATCAAGCTGGCGCGGGGTGGGCACTGGGCCCGGCGCGCTGGGTACAAATATCGGCCAGTGGTGGGCCGGCCACGATGGCAACGCCTACCCCACCAACTATGCCGCCACCTACCAAGGTGGCCGCGTGGTGCTCTTCCACAATTGGACCGCCGCGGCAGCCAATGAAGACGACAGCTTGGGGGCCTTCTACCTGGGCGGATATTCCACGCTGACCATGCCGGGCCTTCGGACCTACCGGGATGAGGCCACCCAAGCGGGGTGGATCCGCAACTGGATCCCCATTGAGCTCCCGGGGGATACCGGATGGACAGCCGCCGGGGTGGGCGCTGAAGACCTTGACGTGGGCGCGCTCGACATCACCACCGCCGGCAACTTCAAGCACTACACCACCACGGTGGCCGGGAGTCCGACGCCAGCCAATGGCGCGATCATCCGCGCCACCTTGCAGATGGTGGCCGGTGGCGGCCTCACCGGTGACCGTGTGGCCATTCGCCTTGGTCTCGAGGACGGCGCCAGCGGCTATGAGATCAAGTTGCGCGCCATGCACAGCCCACCCAAGCTGCGCTTTGTGGATTCCGGCGGTGGGGTCCAAATCGGATCCGACATCTCACTAAGCTGGGATCAGCCCATTGATGTGGTGATCGCGATGAAGGGCGCCAGCGCTTCCATGTGGTGGCGCCAATCGTCCACGGATGGCGATCGGGTTTGGAACGTGGGGCCGACCACCGGCGCGCTGGTCAGCTCTGGAGGTGGCGGCACATCAGAGATCCAATGGGGCCACCGGATTTCCTCCACATCGCAAAGCAAATGGACAGAGCTGCACTACGCGGCAGGTGCCTCAGCCGGCCTGGGCCTTGGGGCTGGCCAGGTCAACCCTGACGATCTGCATGCGCGGACATTCGCGGGCGTTGGCTCCCACCAGTGGATCGATGGGGGTACCCGCATCACCGCGGTGGATGGCCCCACCCGCGTGGCTGACCTGTGGCACATCGACACCGGCTATCGGCATGAGCTGGCAAACATCTTCCCGGTCCATTCACCCACCCCACGGGTGGCCTGGCGCTCCACCGGCGTTGGATCTGAGGACATCGCGATCCCGCTTGATGCCACATTGCTTGGTACCGCCGCGCACCGCATGGGCAATCAAGCTGTGGCCCTCACCCTGCTGGACATCAACTGGCGGCTGGGCACGTGGGAGGGCTACAACCAAGCCACCTCCACATGGGACACGATCGCCAGCATTGACGCGGCCAGCGGCCTGGCCGGGCTGTCATGGAGCCGGCACGGAAATACCGTGGGCCCAGCGGGTGGCGCATCAAGCGGGCAATACCTCCACCAATCCGAATTCGACGGGTGCACCTTTGATCTGAATGGTGACCTGCGCCGCATCAGCTCGACGTGGGGGGGAAGCTGGACCGGCACCCAGGCCACAAAGCAGGCCTCGCTATTCCTCGATGGGGTGACCGGTGCCGAGGCCGCATCGGGCGCCGCCAATGGCAGCGTGTGGGCCAAAGACCTATGCATCGTGGTGGCCCTGACTGGTGATAAGCGCTTCAGCGGCTATCGGCTTCGCATCACAGCCGGGTCCACCGTCGATGGATTCCAGAAGATTGGCACCGCCATCATGGGCCCGGTGGCGTATTTCGGCACGCAATACAGCTGGGGCCGGACCACCGAAACGGCCGTGAACGTGGCCGCGGAATCCCTGCAGGATGGCCAGGTGTGGACCCGCGTTGCCGGGCCCGCCGCCCGCCGGGTGGATTTCGCCTGGACCGATGGGATCGACACCAGCAGCTTAAACGGTGCGAGCCCCGATCCGGACTACTTCACGGCCACCGCCAGCGGCAGCGCTGAGGGCGTGGCCACAGTCAAGGCCGTGCCGCAGCTCATTGACGGCCTGGTGCGCCAGCTCGATGGGCCACACACCCCAGTGGTCTACCTGCCACGGGTGCCGCGTGGCCCTTCGGATGTGGTCACCCTCAACCGGCGCGGGGAATTCATGGCCGGGCGGATGTCTGGAGCTGCCCGCGTGGAGTCCATCTTGGGCGATGAAGGCGACACCACCCGCGGTGAGATGGTGCGCGTGGCAACAATCTCCATTGACGAGCTGGTCTGATGGCCAGGATCTTCAATCGCCAAGAGCTTCTGGGGGCCACCCCCATCTGGCTGCTAGAGATCACATGGGCGGGCACGGTGTACCGCTTCAGCTCCAAGCCGGTGGTGCTCCCTTCGGATGACGGGGCCCTGCCCTTTCACGGTGGCCTTGAAGATCTCGACTATTCCGAAGCCCTCGATCGGCTGACCACCACACCCCAGGGCCAGACGGCCAGCCTTGATCTCATCTTCCCCATCAACGTGGCACAGCAGATCGCCAAGGGCCATGACATGGGCGCGGCATCGGGTGACCTGGCCATGGTGCTGGAGGTGGGCGGGGTCATTCAGCAGACCTATGAACAGCGGCAGCAGCTCCTGACCGGCAGGCTCACACAGCCGCAGTATGGAGCACCAGACAAGCCGGTGGGCTGGGCTGCCTTCAGCTTGGAGCAAGCCCCATTTGATGACGCGGGCCTGGTGCTCAATCCAAGCCACCGGATCAATCAGCTCACCTGGGGTGCTTTCCCGTCCTACTCCGAGGGCAAGGCCTACCCGCTGATCATCGGCACCCCGGGCAAGTACGTGGATGCAGATGGGGACAGCGCCACATGTGGAGGATCCCCCGCCTATGTGCTGGACTACTCACTGCCCGCGCTTGGCATCCGGGGCAAGCTGGCTGACAAGCTGCTGGTGGCTGGACATCCTGTGGCCGCCACTGAAGTCACCGTCTTTGACAAGGATGGCGCCAGCGAAGTCTTCAGCGTGGTGGAAGAGCAAGACGTAATGGAGGTAGTCACGGCCACCGTGGACGTGTCCGCGGCCTCAGTGATCGATCGGCTTTCTGATGAGTTCTGGGTGGGCTGGCACCAGGCCGGCGGCAAGGCATCGCCATTTAAGGCTGATCAGGTGCTCACCCACGCTGGCGATGTGTGCCGCTTCATGCTCACCAGGTCCAGCTTGGCCGTTGACCATGGCCGATGGGCCGCCCTGGGTGGTGCCCTCGATTCCTTCAAGGTGTCCACCTACATCAACGATCCCGACGCCAGCCCATGGGAGTGGCTGGAGGACAACCTGTTGAAGCTGCTTCCGATCAGCGTGCTGCCTGGCCCTGATGGGCTGTGGCCAGTGCACTACGATCGCGAGCCCCGGGTGATGCACACCCAGGCGGTGGTGGCTGGCCCAGGCTTTCAGCGCACCGGGCCGGTGACTTACGAGCGCCACCCGGGCGATGTGGTGAACCACTTTGTTTTGGACTACGCCAAAGACGCAGGCGAAAATGAGGCCCTGCGGTATCTGGAGCTGTCACCGACGCTGAACGCCGATGACGCGCAAAGTTCCACGAACCTGTACGTGAAGGCCAGCGCAAGCCGGTACGGCACCGCGTCAGAAGTGACCGATACCGATGTGGTCTATGACACCAGCACAGCCGCCCAGGTGCTTGACTGGTGGAGCCGCAGCCGGGCCTTCATCCCCCGCACCCTGCCCTATGTGGGTGGCGTGGAATGGGGGTGGCTCACCGTGGGCGATCTGCTCACCCTCACGGATGACGATCTCTTCATCACCACCCAGCTGGCCACCGTGCTTGAAAAGGCATGGACCGGCGCGGGGTGGGCTTTCACGCTTTTGATTGACGACGACATCACCCGCGATTTGCGGGCCACCTGAAGAGGACCACCATGGCCATTGACCTTTCCACCACAAATGCCTTTCCCCACGTCCACCGCGCAGCCCTGGCCGGCGGGAGCTCATCGCTAAACCGCGTCGATCTGCCACCTGGATCTGAGGTGGTCAGCTTCCGCTTTGCCACCAACGCGGGCACCTTCACCTTTACCGGCGCTGACGGCGATCCACTTGGCACCCACTATGGCACCGTGGCCGCTGACACCTGGGTGACCATCCAGATGCACGGGCGATCCACCGGCCAGGCCCGCACTGAGATCTTGTTGGCCGCCGCGGTGGCCGGCACGACGGTGGAAATCTTGGTCGAGGAGATCGGATAATGCGCCGCACGATGTACCGCGGAAAGCGGCCCGGCGTGGGGGGAGGCGGTGGCGGTGGTGCTGACAAGGGCCTGGAAAATGGCTGGACCTATCTGGCCCTGTCCGATGCCACCCACGTGGTGCGAACCAACTCGGGCCTACCTGCCCCCGGAAATGTGATCCTTTCGCAAGCTGATGACGGCACCGAGTGGACGATCTCGCACCATGCGACATGGGGCGTTGATGACTCGGGAAGCATGAAGAACCGCAACCTTGTGGGCGTGGGGGATTACTGGCATTTTCCACTCCCCGAGAGCCTTGCCTATCTCAACACCTGGAAGATCTGGCTGAAGCTCGAGATCACGGATTTTGGCACCGGCGATGAAGACGATCTGGTCTATGTCGGTATCGGTGATTGCGGCGATGGCACCCAGCTCGCCGACATCAACGTGGGCCGCTACGCCTATGGCGGCCTGGTCAATGACAAGCCCAACAACGGAAGCGGCCTGATGCAGCCCGATGTCCGCTATGGCGTGAAGAAGGGCAGCGCCGGTGGCAGCCAGTCTGGCTTCATCAACGCAAACGAGGGCGAGGCCAACACCATCGTCGTCGAGGTCTGCAAGGTAGGTGCGAATATTACCACCGCCGTGATCTCGCTGTGGCGACCTGTCCCCATCGGCGCGGGCACGAAGCTCCGCACGATCTACCACGCGACCGCGGGCAACCTGGTGATCTCCGATCTGAAGATGGTGATTCAAATTGGAAGACAGTCCCAATCGTCCACCAACACCACGATCAAGTTTAAGGCTCACTACATGGTGAGCACAGAAGCCACCGAAACCGACTTCGGGATCTGACCATGACACAAGAAGAAGCACAGGCCTTCATGGCGCAAACCGTGGCCCTCATCACAGACGATGATGGCCCCCACTTCGGCATCTGCATCCACGATGAGGGCACCGCCGAGTGCACCATTGAAAGCCCTGACAGGCTCAGCTCCCACACGATCGCAGACAGTGCGGGGGTGGAGATGTCCACCGTGGAAGAGGTGGCCACAGCCGCCGGGTGGACCCCACCCCCGGTGGCCTGATGACCCAGCTGGCACCCAACTTCACCTATGCAGAATTCGTGCGGACAGGCCACCGGGCCTACCTGGATGAAAACTGGACCGAGGGCCACAAGCACATCAACGCCATGCAGGCCACGGCCACCCTGCTGCAAGCCATCCGCGACCGCTTCCGGTCTCCGGTCATTGTGACCAGTGGCTTTCGGTGTGCTGCCCTGAACACGGCGGTGGGTGGATCGTCATCGCAATTTAGCCAGCACGTGAAGGGTGAGGCCGCTGACTTCTACGTGGTGGGGGTGCCCCACCTACGCGTTTTTGATTGGGTGCGCAGGAGTGACTTGCCCTATGGCCAGCTCATTCTTGAGGGCATCACCGCTGACCGCCCGACCTGGATCCACCTGAGTCTGGGCGAACCCTGGCGCGCCGTCGGCAAGAGCCGGCAGGCGATGAGCTGGGACAAAACCAATGGATACGTGAGGATCACATGATGACCAAAATGCTCAGCACATTCTTTGATGCCACCAGCCGCATCAGCTACCGGCGCCTCTTGTGCTGGTCCACCGGCACCGGCCTTCTAATGGTGGGCCGGATCGACGCAGAGACCTGGCTAATGCTCAGCCTGGCCTTCATCGCGGGCGAGGCTGTCCCCAAGATGATGAGCGCCCTAAAGAGCGGCAACGCTTGATGGTCTCGGCCCAGCTCGCCTGTGGAGCAGCGGTCATCCTCGCGGTGGCTTCTGCTCTGCTGGGCTGGTGCCGGCCAAAGGCGCGCCGGGCAAAGCAGAGGCCGGCCACCCCACCACCATCCAGCGGTGTGGCTGACATCGCCGCGGGCATGGCCGCGGCCCAGGCTGAGCGGGAGCTCGCGGCCATTGATGAGGCTTTGGGCAGTGATACGCCGGCAGCTGACCTGGCCGAGCTTGGCCGCGTGGCAAAGAAGCTGCGGCCATGATCACCCTGCTGCTGGTGGCCAGTGCCCTGGCCGATGACCCACCCGCCAGGCCTGAGCCTGCCGACATCCACCCCACCCAGTGCCCTGCGATCGTGGGCGTGGACGAAGGGCAGATGATTCCTGAGACCATCCGCGATGGCCTCACCGGGCGCTGCGCTTTCATTGCGCTGCCCGTCAGTGACTATGCCGACCACCTGGCGCTTTCCGCGTGGGCTGACCTGCTGGAAGCCCGCTACCTGGTGGACACCGCGCAGCTGCAATTTGGGTTAAACTGGACCCAAGCCGAGCTTGAACGGCTGAATACCCCACCCCCTTTCTTTGAGCAGCCCGGCATCCAGTTTGGAGCAGGCATGGGGCTGGGTGCTGCGGCCATCGTGGCCACGGTTTGGGCGCTGAACGGGGTGACAAATGAGTGATCGATCTGACTGGCTGAAGATGCTCCTGACGGTGGTGCCTACCGTCTTTGCAGCTGGGGGTATTTACATGCAGGTGCGGCACCTTGGATCTGAGATGCGCGAGATGCGCACCGAAATGTCTAGCCATCAGGCTGAAGGTGCCCACCCTGTGGCGGCTGACCGCCTGGACAAACTGGAGGCAAGCCAGCTGGCCACCACCAAGGATCAGCAGGTGATGGCCGCGAATGTGGCCGCCATCTGTCAGGCCACCGGGGCCCGCTGCCGGTAGTCAGCCGAGCGCAGCGATCCGCAGGAAGGCGCTGATTGACTGGCCACGATCCGCAGCTCTGGCCTTGATGTCCGCGGCCTCACCCGGGGTGACATACATACGCAGCTCCACGGTGCTGGGGTCCACAGCTCTGGCCAGCCTTCCACGCCGGCCTGGTGCCAGTGGGCTGGGCACTTCGTCGCCACAGCCGGGGCACATGATCGCGCCCCAATCCCAATTGGCCACCGGGGTGATGTGGCCACAGGCGCAGGCGCACCCCTGCATCCCGTCGGCATCGCGCAGGTGGACCACGTGCCACACCTTGGCCGCCCAGCCAGAGGTGGCTGCCCGCTTGTCAGGGTGGAGGGTGACCACACCGGCGCGCACCAGCTCAGTTCGTCGAGCTTGTGCGGCCTTGTGGGTGAGCGAGCACCGGCCCGCGATCTCTTCATCGGTGAGGCCATCGGCCCCCGCATCGGTGAGGATGCGGAAGGCTACGGCGCGGTCATCGGTGGCGGTCATGCGCTGAAGGTGGCCACGACATCGCGACCCACCACCAGTTCACCGGCTGAGATCATGGCCGCGGTGGTCTCGGCATAGGGCACCCCAAGGGCGGCCTCAACTTCTGCCACAGCAGTGGCGTGGGCTGCATCAACCTCGCGGCGCATCCGTGCGTCACCCTTGCGGCCTCGGGCGATGTACTTGCGGCGTTCACTGGCGCTGACGGCGACAAGCCATCCCGCGTCAGTGAGGACTGCGCGGGCCTTGCCTGCATCGTATCGCTCGCCGGTGGCCATGGTGGCGGTGGTGGTCTTCATGGTGTGCTCCCTTGGGGTGTTGATTGTACAGGATGGGTGGGGGCTTTCACCCCCGGGGGTGGTCTCGGTGGTCATGCTGCACCCCCTTCATCCATGCTTTCCTTCCAGGCCTTGTATGAGGGCTGCGCTCTCACCCAGGCCAGCGCCATTTCGCCCTTGGTGCGGCGCGGGCGTCGGGGTGTCTCATGGTCGCAGTTGTTGCAGATCCACACGGGGTCGCCCATGCGTTCCTCCCCTCCGGTGTCCGTCCAAAGGGCGAGGTGGCCACTGGTCCCAAGGGTGCGGCCTGTCTCGCTGTCGATGCAGCAGCTGGGGCAGGTGCCGCGCATCCTGCCGGTGGCTGGATAGGTGCGGTTCTTCATGCCTCACCCCCATCACCGATGATGCAGAGGGCCACGGCGATCAGCTCTTCGCGGTCCATGCTGCCCGGGTCCGCGTTGCGGTCCATCGTCATGACCCAAGCCAGGATGGTGGAGTTTGTCGCCGCGATCATTGGGGGGGTGATTCCGGCGGTGATGCAGAGGGCGCGGAGGGCGGTAAGGGTGGTCATGCTGTGCTCCTTTCGGGGAAGGTTCATCCCCCCCACACTCAATACATATCCCTCTAATACTTGCGCGCAAGTGACAAAGGGAAATAAGGGAAAGAAAGTGGGGGGACCGCCCATGATCGCGTGCCTCAGCGCTTCCCCTT